CAAATATGATTCAACAAATAGAATCTATGATTCAACTTTTCCAAGTCCAACATTGACGGCTTCTAATTCGGGTTCAGATAATTATATAACCCCTATGGCTATCCGAAGGCTGACTCCCAAGGAGTGCGAACGCTTGCAGGGATTCCCCGATGATTGGACAAAGATTCCATACCGAAACAAACCTTCCGACCAATGTCCCGATGGGCCAAGGTACAAGGCTTGCGGTAACTCAATGGCCGTCCCGGTCATGCGATGGATAGGAGAGAGAATAAACTTAATTGAATCAATGCTTTAACCATGGACCTAATCTCACGAACCATCCTCGGATACACCGCAGAGGTTGTCGGAGTCAGCCCCGATGACATCTTGAGCGAAGTCAAGACCCAAGAACTGGTGCTGGCTCGAAGCATCTTTGCCGACATCGCCTACTCCGAGTACCTCTACACTTACTGCCAAATCGGGCGAATCATCAAGAGGAATCACGCAACGGTCATGCACAACCTCGAAATCCTTGCGATAAACATGAGAGCGAGGCCCGACATCAAATTCCTTCGTACACAGGTTTTAAACAGGACGAGAGATTTTTTGCAACATTAGGAAGAACCCCCTCCATCTTTGCGTGAGTGAACGCAGAGAGCATCGTCCTTGACCTGTACCGAAGCGGAGAAATCCGCAAGGCTTGCCTCACCATTACGGGGGGCAATCCGCTTTGGAAGGACCTCGAGCAAGAGGTCGTCCTAATTCTGCTCGAAAAGGACCCCGACAAAATTACCAAGATGCAGGTACAGGGTTACCTGCGGTTCTACATCGTTCGGCTCATCATGAACCTGTACCGGGGCAACAACAATCAGTTCGCCAAGAAGTACCGCCACCACGATGAGCGTGTCGAAGTGGATCCCGAAACCCAAGAACTAAGCAAGGACTACGACACCTTGCTTGACGACCTTTGGGCTATTGCCCAGCAAGAGATGGACTCTTGGGCCAAGGACGGAGCGTTTCCGTATGACAAGGAACTGCTGAACCTACTCATGCAGACCGGGAATATGAAAGCCATGAGCCGGGAAACAGGCATCCCTTACCGCTCCATCATCTACTCCATCGAACAGGCCAAGGCCAAAATCAAAACCGCAATCGAAGCCAATGGATATACTGGTCTATCCCATCCTGATTAGTGCTTTAGCGACCCTTGCGGTCGTGGAGTTCCGGGTCCTGCCTGACCTGCTTCGGGTTTTGGATGGGGGTTGCCCTGACCCTGCCAACCTGCCAATGGTACTTGGCCCCTATCCTCGGTCTTGCCTCATCTGCCACCGCAATAATCATCCGGGAATGGACCTTCAAATGACCAACGACCAGTTCATCGTGGCCCAAAAGCATCGCAAGTATTGGGACCAGTACATCGCCTCCCTAACGATGCGACTGCCACCCGATGCCGTTGGGGAACTGCAAGCCATCCTCACGGCTCACGGACGACCGCCTACAAATTGGTGGTGCGCCGACTGCGTAAAATCAGCCCTCCAATACATTTACCTACAAGCGGACTTGTTCCTCGAAGTCAACCAAAACACCATAACCCACACTCTGAATGCCCCTGCCAATCCCGAACAATAACGAAAGCAGAGAAGGCTTTATCGGTCGTTGCATGAGCGACAACCAAACCAATGCAGAGTTCCCTGATACGGCTCAACGGCTTGCGGTTTGCGGCTCAACGTGGGAGAATCACAAGAGGCAGCAGTTCGAGTCATACTCCGACTACGGCCAAGAGATTCGCTCCAATGCCAAGCGAGGGATAGAACTGAACGAGCGGAACGGTAACAAGTGTGCCACGCAGACAGGCAAGGTCCGGGCGCAGCAGTTAGCCAACGGGGAAGCAATTTCCCTTGAAACCATCAAGCGGATGCACTCCTACCTGTCCCGTGCTGAAACCTACTACGACAACGCTGACGACACCTCGGACTGCGGTTACATCTCCTACCTCCTGTGGGGCGGTAAGTCTGCTTTATCATGGAGCAGGAATAAACTCCGAGAACTTGGCGAACTCGAAGGCGAAGGGTGACGAAGCCCAAGTGCAGGCTCGGATGGACTCGCTTATGATGGTAATAACCACCCTCTGCGACTGCATCGGAGCGGTGGACGAGTCCAATGCCCCGAACCAGTACGAAGTGAAAATGAAAATCGTAAACAAGATAAGCGACCTAATCGACAAAATCGAATACTAATGGCAGGCCGACCCCCAATTTGGAATACCCCCGAAGAACTATGGGCTGCGTTTGAGCAATACCGAGCCGAGAACAAGGCCAACCCTTACCGGGTGCAGGACTATGTCGGCAAGGATGGGGTCATGGTTTACCGGGATAAAGAGCGTCCGATTACCTTTCGGGGCTTTGAAGGATGGCTTGCAGAAAATGGGGTTTGCTATGACCTTTCGGATTACAGGAAGGGGACTACGGACCTGCACAAGAAATTTTCCCCAATCATTACACGCATAAGGCTGACCTGCGATAAGGATATGCTGGAGGGTTCAAGTGCTGGCGTTTACTCGGCCAACATCGCCTCTCGTCTGCTTGGCTTGGTTGACAAGCAGGAGAACACGGTCCACATCGAGCAGCCTCTATTCCCCGACAATGACTGACAAACTAACCCTGCATCATGGCGACTGCTTGGAGGTGCTTCGCTTACTACCTGACTGCTCCGTTGATTCGATAGTAACCGACCCGCCTTACGGGTTGTCCTTCATGGGCAAGCGGTGGGATTACGATGTGCCAAGCGTTAAGGTCTGGGCCGAGTGCCTTCGGGTCTTGAAGCCGGGCGGTCATCTGCTTGCGTTTGCAGGGACGAGGACGCAGCACCGAATGGCGGTAAGGATTGAGGACGCAGGCTTTGAGATTCGGGACATGATTGCTTGGGTGTACGGGTCGGGGTTTCCGAAGTCGTTGGACGTGAGCAAGGCGATTGATAAGATGGATGCAGCGCAAGAGCAGCAGGCGAGGCGATACCGATTCACGGAGTGGGTTAGGTCAACGGGTATAACGTCAAAGCAGATTGACGATGCAACCCAAACGAATATGGGAGGCCACTACACTACGGCAGCAAGCCAACCAGCAATAATGACCCGTGAGCATTTGGAGGCTTGCCGTCATTTGCTTGGATATATTCCTGAATGGGTGGAGCGTGAGGCAGACATTCGTAGCGTTGAGAGCAAGAACTTTGCCGAGCGTGAGGTGGTGGGGCAACATCAAACCGACATGGGGGGACTTGGTGGCGAAAGGTTAGGACAAAAAGGAGGCGACATTACAATAGCCGCCACCCCCGAAGCAAAGCAATGGCAAGGCTGGGGGACTGCACTCAAACCAGCACTTGAACCGATTACGGTGGCACGAAAGCCCTTGATTGGCACGGTAGCCGAGAACGTCCTGCAACACGGGACGGGTGCGATTAACGTGGATGGGGGAAGGGTGGGAGAACGCTGGCCCGCCAACTTCATCCACGATGGGAGCGAGGAAGCCACCGACCTGCTTGGGGCTTCGGCTCGCTTCTTCTACTGCGCCAAAGCAAGCAAAACGGATAGGGATGAGGGGTGCGAGGGGCTGCCTGAACGCCTAACGATGCGGTACGGCGAGAAGGCCCAGGGGCCGTTGCCGCAGCAGACGCCGAGCAAGCCGGTGCCGCAGCGCAACCACCACCCAACCGTCAAGCCCACCGACCTCATGCGATACCTCTGCCGACTTGTAACCCCACCAAGCGGAAGGGAAGCCGAGTACATCGACATCGCCAAGGCTCGCATTCAATCCGCAGTCGGCTTGCTTTAATGTTTACCCTCACGACCGCCATCAGCCGAATCCGTCGGATGACGGCACGGAAGAAGGTCATCCAAGGCGGAACAAGTGCGGGCAAGACCCTTGCCATCCTTGCGGTCCTCATAGACATCGCAGCCAAGAACAAGACCGAGATTTCGGTAGTTTCCGAATCCATCCCCCACCTACGAAGGGGAGCAATTAAGGACTTCGCCAAGGTCATGCAATGGACAGGCCGATGGGTCGCAGACCGATGGAACAAGACTCTGCTGACCTACAACTTCGCTAACGGCTCGGTCATCGAGTTCTTTTCGGCTGATTCCGAGGCAAGGCTCCGAGGGGCAAGGAGGCAGGTCGTCTATATCAACGAGGCGAACAATATTGACTTCGAGTCCTACTACCAGTTAGCCATTCGTACGAGCGAGGCCATTTATATCGACTTTAACCCGACCCACGAATTTTGGGCGCATACGGAGGTCCTGCCCGAACAGGATGCAGAACTGGTCATCCTTACCTACAACGACAACGAGGCCCTGCCTGATACCATCAAGAGGGACATCGAACTAAACCGCACCAAAGCCGAAACGTCAGCCTATTGGGCGAACTGGTGGAAGGTCTACGGCCTCGGTCAGGTCGGGACGCTTCAGGGTGCGATATACGAGGACTTCGAGGTCGTGGAGGGTATAGATGTCAGCCGTGCGAAATTTGTCGCCCTTGGGCTTGACTGGGGCTTTAGCAACGACCCAACGGCCTTGGTAGCAATCTACCGGCAAGGGGACTGCTTGCTGATCCAAGAACTGCTCTACTCCACGGGCCTGACGAACCAAGACATCGCAGACAAACTGCGGTCGCTGGGGATTACCCGGGCTTGGGAAATCGTTGCCGATTCAGCAGAACCGAAGTCCATCGAAGAAATCTATCGGTTGGGGTTCAACATCAAGCCAGCAGAGAAAGGCCCCGACTCGGTCAGGAACGGGATAGACATCCTGAAACGCTTTAAATTGCAGGTAACCAAGGATAGCACAAACCTTATCAAAGAATTAAGATCCTACACTTGGGCGACCGACAAAGAGGGCAAGAACACAGGGGTTCCGATTGATTCCTTCAACCACGCCTGCGATGCTATGCGGTATGTGGCCCTCAACAAGTTACGGGTCAGTAACTCGGGGAAGTACGTTGTGGTGTAACTTTGCCCCATGAACTCCGAACGCATCCTTGACCTGCTAATCGAAATCGGCAAGACGCTTGCAGCCGTTTTCTTTATCCTCACCCTTTTGACCCTCCTTTGGACTTTATGAAAGTCGTCCACTACTACCACATTTACTGCGGAGGCAACTGGCAGTTAATCCTGAACCAGCACATGATGGCCGTGTGCAATTACGGCCTCATCAACGTCCTCGATGAGATAAGGGTCGGCATCGTCGGTCCACCCGAACAACGCAAAGCGGTCAAGGAGGTGCTGGAGAACTCGATGGTGGCCGATAAGGTCAAGGTCGTAGTTACCCGGACCAACGCTTGGGAGCAGGCGACGCTTACCGATATGTACAAGGCAAGCCAAGAAGAGGAAGCCGTGTACCTGTACGCCCACACGAAGGGGGCAAGCGACCCGTCCCTCATCAACCAACTTTGGAATCGCAGCATGACTTTCTTCAACGTAGTGGCTTGGGAACGCTGCTTGCAACTGCTCGAAGGCGTGGATGCGGTGGGATGTCATTGGATAACCAAGGAGCAGTTCCCTCACATGGCAGACGCAAACAACCCCGAAGGCTACCCCTACTTTGGCGGTACTTATTGGTGGGCCAAGTCGTCCCACATCAAGGAACTGGGCGAACCGGTACGGGAACACCGATGGCAGGCCGAGCATTGGATTGGAAAGAAGCCTGACACGAAGGTCCACGATACCAACCCCGGATGGCCGGGTCCCGAAAAATTTGTAATCACATTTTAACCATGAAAGACAAAGAACTGATTGCCATCCTCGACGAGTTAGACCTCAATGGTG